CTACACCCACAGCACACACAGACTTTTGTGTTGCCCTCACGCATCAACCTAGGGTCATTACAAGCTATACAGCGGTCTGACCACTTGACTATCTCAAGCTCTACACCATTGTCTGTAAATTTTGCTTTGACCCCATGCTTGTCAATCATCTCCATGTCACCCACTTACCGACTCCTTAAAGTACCAGTTGCCGTTACTTGACTGGGATGCCCATTTAGCAGCGCAACCTTTACCACACTCACAGACATAACCCTGAAAAGGTTTGCCTGTAGTTTTAGAGATGCCAGCTTTGAAGCGCATCCTTGTGCCATCTTCACACAGCTGCTCTGGCAGTGTGCCAGCCTCACGCATTACCACCTCTGGTACTACAGTGGTACTAGATTGCAAAGCTATATCTAAATCCGCCTTTGGCTCTACTGACCAGCTTGTAGCTCTAGCCATTGACTCTTTAGGTGCAGTCTTGTTTGATCCTTTGAGCAATGTTAGGCATCTAGCAATACAGCTTGTAGCAGTATCTTCCAGATACCACTTACGCATGTGGGCAGGGTAATCATCCCTCTCACCCTTTGCATAGTTAGTTACAGCCGGGTTTGCATCATTGCTATCTCTGAACACACTGCCTTTGAATACAACAATGCCTTTGTCAAGATTGATCTCTACAAGCTGTAAGTCAATCCGGCCAAGCGGATAGTTGTTAAGAAACCATCTGTTTAGTGTAGCTGCATCTTCATATTGTGTCAGGTCTATCATTTCATTTCCTTATCCCACAGACTTACAACCCTGTCCATTAGATACTCATTATCAGCTTCAAGCATCTTTTGTCTTAGTGCCGGATGATTTGTAATTGTCATCTTATGCACCTTAACATTTGATTGCTTCATGTCATTTAGACCGCGTTTGTAACCGCTCTTAAATCCTTTGTCATAGCCATTTTCTACAGCTACAATCCATGTCACTGTAAGTAACAGTGCTACTAATAAAAACAAGATTATTGTTATTGCCCATCCATACATTTCAGAGCTCATATTTCACCGCTTCCTTGAACTTGTCTAACCAATAACCCTCAACCATTGCAGCTGAGAGCCTACCTCTGACCTGAGATGCACCCATAGATTTATGAGCGTATGCCCTGATCAGAGAAGCCTTTACAAAGTGTGTGCGTTTGCTATCAACATACGCACCACTTTCTTTGTCATATTTAATAATTACCATGTCATCAATTTCATCAAGTCCTCTGGTAGATCTACAGGTGCTACATCATTTACTATTTTGTATTGTGTACCACTTGGATGTATTGATGGTGGTAGCACTACATAACCTTTATGTTTTATATCTATGCCGGATATTAGTTTGCCCTTAAATTGCATAGGCTTTTCTACATAGAAATATATGTGGTAGCCATCATGTGTAGCTACAACATGTGTGTTGCATCTAAAACAGCGATCCAGTAGCTCATAAAATTTAGGATCTCTGCAAGCATTTCTAAAATCAAAATCTAATACAACCAAACTAGATTGAGATATACCAAGACCAATGTTTAGCTCTTGATCTGCAAACCATTGATCAATCTTTTCTTGATCAAGTGTTGCATCTAAATAACCATGGCGTAAAAATCTTGCCGGCTCTTTAGATTGTTTTTTAAGTGGTAGTACATACCAGCCCTTTTGTGCATACTCTGTAGCGTTCATGCGTTCACCCATGACCCGGAGTAATTAGTTGTAAAACAGTATTGGCTTAAAGCATTATCAAAACTAATACTATAATCCCAGCGGTTTTGTCTTAGATATTCAGTAGCCAATAAAACTGAGGCGTAATTTTCTGCCCAATAAATAAACTCATGTGACCAACAAATTGTATCTTCAAAGCGATCTTTCTGAGTTAGCCAATCTGTTTCACCTGACCATTTCATTTGAGCTTCGGTTAAAGCTTCAAATTGATGTTTAGTAATTTTCATATTAACCCCCTTCAAGGTCAATTGCATTTACAAAAGCAATTAAAGCATAGCCCACTGACAAATGCAATTACCCAAAGGCTTTTCCTAGCGCGGCGAAACTGCCGTCTGTGTTGAAGCGGATCATCTCAAAGCTAGGGTTGCCACGCTTAATAGTCATAATTACAGCCCCAGCTTGCCAATTGGCATAATAGCCGCCCTTGGCCAGATAGCGCATCTTAGAGATGTTACATGTATGACCTACCTCTATACCTACTAAAACCCTCTGTAATCGGCCATTGAAGGCCTCTGAGTGGCATGTGTAGCCCATCCTATGACTATGCCCTGCGATTACAGACCGACCCCAGCGTTTAGCAATATTTAACGCGCTTGAACCGCCTACCCTAGACAGGTTGCCTTCATCCCCATGGCAGAGTACAAACTCAGTGCCGGGGATCTCATACGGCTTTTTTGCAAAGTAGATGCCAAGATCCTCATAACCCATAAACTTTTCATATTGCAGCTCTGGTAGAGCCATCAAACCGGGTATCTGACTGACTGCACTAAATAATCTATCACCATGATTGGATCTTGAAACTACATCTGTCTTTAGATCATACAAAATATCTTTGCAAAGATCTCTGTCAGCATTTAGTGTTTGTTGAAATGACTCAGCTTTACCTTGACTGTATTTTGAGATTGTATTTAGGTCAAGCTCATCACCTACATTTAGTACAAGGTCAAACTTAAAAGTATTTACAAGCTTTTTTAGATTGACAATCGCCTCATCAAATTGAAATGGTACTTGCAGATCACTACAAATTAAGTACCTCGCGTTAAATGACTTATCGCGCTTAATCTGTTTCCTCATCATCATCCCATGGCTTAGACATAGGATTTTTTGTATCTACAATCCAGTCCGGATGTGAAGACCGATCCATTGCAAAAGCTAGGCTTGTACTTTCATCCATACCAGCTTTGCGGCAAGCAAGATAAACTTCATTAGCTGCAATAGCCCAAAAATCCAACTTGGTTAAAGGCGTGTCTTTAGTTGTGCGCCTACGCTTTGCTACCTTTTTAATTTTGCGTTTAGTTGCCATGAGCTAATCATAAATCATAAAACACCTGAGATAGCCCTGTGGACACCTTCCTCAAGACTAATCTTTGGTGTGTAGTAATCACTCATCATTGTTGGATCACCTACGCGGTAGGCCACCCCTGCCGGCTTATCTGACAAGATATTAAACCTAGGCATCTTTGTAATGCCAAGGGTTTTTAAGGCTATCTGTGATAGCTCAAGGAAAGTAGTAGGCCTACCTGTACAAAGATTAACTGTCTGATTGCAGTTGTTTTGTGCCATAGTAACTACAGCATCTACTACATCATCAATGTGTATAAAGTCCCTAGTAGTAGTTGCCCTACCCCAAATGTCAAATGGATTTGAGTTAAGTATTGCCCTCTGCATAATTGATGGAAAAGGATAAGTCATATCTTGATCAGTGCCGTAGCCACTAAAGGGTCTAAGTATTAAGACCTGTGTACCCATCTCACGCAGGTAACTCATCAACATTTCACCTGTTAATTTAGCCCATCCATAGCTCATATCAGGTGCGCCAATTTTCTTAAAGTTTAGATCTTTTTCTTTTAGCTTATGTTTTTTTGTTAAGGTTTGTAGCTCTGTTGGATAGGCAGCGGATGAGCTGAAATAAACTACATAAGGCTGCTCTGTAACCATGCACCAATTAGCAAACTCAGCATCTATAGCAAGATCAACAGCTAAACTCAAAGGCTCATTTTCTATCTGTTGCCGACCACCTACAATGGCTGCAAGGTGAATTACAAGATCATACTTTTTTGTTTCTAACTTAAAAAAATCCCGGCAGTCTGTACCATTTTTTAGATCTACTAAAGTCAGTTGTGCATAAGGTAAAGCACGCCTAAAGGCTCTGCCCACAAAACCATGTGAGCCGGTAATCAGGACTTTCATTTAAGTGCATATACAAGATCTGCATATTCTGTAGATCTAAGATAAGTCTGCAAGGTCAATAGATCTTCCTCATACCATTTAGGTTGATTGACTCTTTCATAGCCTTCATCCATAACAGCTTTACCAGCTACAGGATGCAGGTGTTCAATAATTACATCTGGCAGATAAATAAAACAGCCAAGATCTATACCTAATTGCTTGACAAAGTTATCAAAATACAAATGCTTGCAACCTGGAAAAGTCATACCTCTTAGCTCATCAACAATATCTCTTGTCATTG